GCAATAGCGATAGCTGACTCCATAGCGGCCTGTGTGATAGCTTGACCAGCTACAGAGGATGCACCTAGCCCACGAGCTTGCATGACACTCATAGCCTGTCTCATAGCCCCTGAGGCCCAAGGAGGTGTAGCACCACCCTCAAACTGCTCCATGAGGCCTTCAAGTTGCCCTTGCACTGTAGCCTTCTTAGAGGGTTCACCTGTAGCTGCAGTAACATCCTCTAAGGCTGTAGTGATAGCTGGTGTAGCTTTCTCTGCCTCAACTGTTGCAGTCTCTGTAGTCGTTGGTACTACAGCTTGCTCAGCTGGTCCAGTGGTCACAGCCTGTACTGGTGCAACAGCTTGTGCTTCCCCTGCACCCTCAGCTACAAACTGATCTGGTGTCTGGGTAATTGGAGCTACAGTAGCTTGAGTAACTAGGTCCTGAGGAGTCGAAATAGCCTTCCCTACAGCTTCTGCACCAGAAGGTACCCCAGTAAGGGTAAAGGCATCCTGTGCAGTCTGTAAGCCTTGTTGAGCCGTTGTGAGGCCCTCAAGTGCAGTCTGGTCCTCAGGGGAGGTTGTAGCAGCTTTCTGAGCATCAGCTAATTGTTGTTGAGCTAGGTCTAGATCAGACTGTGGGGTAGTAACCGTACCACCCTCAGCGAAACCCTTATCAACAGTAGATTGAGTTAGCATCTCATATCTTTTACGTGCAGCCTCTCCTACCTTACCTAAGTGGGCAGCAGCACTGGGTGAGCCAGCAATGAACTTCTCAATACTATCTTGATCCGAGGGACCATCATAGCCTACCTGAGATAGAGCTCTCTGCTGCAACTGTGTAGGAAGCTTGAACTGCACTTAGCTATCTCTCTTCTTGTTGTTATACTTAATGGTATTGTCGGAATACATGTCTTTTATTTCTGGTCTCTTATCTGGGAAACCCTTAAGCCAACTAGATATTTCTTTAACCTTAGTTGACCTCTTATCTTCAGCTTCCCATGAACTCTTACAGTGATCTTCTTGTAGGAAGGCAAACCAATTAATAATCAATCTAGCTTTAGCCCAAGAGGGTTTAGTGTAACTCTCATAGTGGGTCCTAGCTGAGGTAGTCATATCAGTTGACCCACCTAGGACAGAGGCATTAAATAACCTAGAGAATGACGACCCAAGATCAGATAAGAACTTGTAGAGGATGTATAGAGGTCTCATTAAAAGCTCCCATAGATTGTGCCCGTGTTCGTAAGCGTTACCGCAGTCCCGGATATAGCGGCACCGCCAGCTCCACCTGTCGCCGCTGAGGAGTTTCCTCCAGATGAACCCCAACCACCTCCTCCCCCAGAACCAGCACCACCATTGTAGTTAGACCCAGTAGACGTTGTTCCCCCAGCTCCACCACATCCACGAGAACCAAACCCACCACATCCAAATGTGTTTAGTCCCCCTGCACCCCCAAGACCAGTAAGAACCCTACCGCCACCAGCCCCCGCAGCGGCCCCATAGCTACCAGACCCTACATCCCAAGCAGCTCCGCCACCCCCTCCAGAACCTCCCCCAGAAGCATGGGTAAGTCCGTCATGCAGTGAACCAGTGGTATCTCCTCCAGATAACCCTAGACCCCCACCAGAGCCCTCAGTTAGGTTGCTAGCGCTACCAGATAGCGTTCTACCTATACCCCCCGTACCGCCTCCAGCCCCACCACCGCCACCATAGCCAGCTCCACCACCGCCACCTGCGGCTATATAGGCACCCGCTAAATTAAACAGGAAGACTTCAGACGCATCATTTACTACTGCAGGTCCACCTACTCCACCTGCGCCATTAGATCCACCATCTCCACCCCTACCGATAATGTACCCATTGTTGTTCAGGGTCACCGAGGTTGTTATGGACGAAGGTATAGTTAGACCGCCCACTGCAGTATCATTGGACCACAGGTAAACTCCGCTGGCTACCGTGGCTACGAGAGGTGCAGTACCATCCCATCCTGCGTTAGTCGCAAGGGTGGCTAGGTTCGCTTCTTGTACGTTATCTTCTATGGTGAACGCGAACTGTTTCACGGCACCATAAAAATCATTCACGTTAATCTCGCCCGATGTGGGGACGCCGGTATTGTTATCCGTGACGTATGCACCATTTCTATAATACTCATTGAGGCCGATAGGATTTGCACCTCCAAACTCATTTTGTATGTCTAGCAGAGATATTGCACCAGAGGTTTGCAAAGCCATCTTATATAGTTCCGTAAGCTGTCACGTTACCAACAATAGTAAGATTACCTGTAGTGTCTAATTTAGCTTTATTGACCCCACCATAACTTATTACCAAGTCATTCCCTGAGAGCGCAAACTTCCAATCTGAAGCGGCCCCAGTCAAACTAATGGATGTTGCGACGGTAGCATTAGTGTTTAAAGCTTTGGCATCTAACTGAGTTTGAATAGCTGAGGTAACACCATCAACATAGTTTAGTTCAGTGACTGTCGGTAAGATGCCATCAAGAGTATTGAGTTCAGCTGCAGTAGCAGTTAAACCAAGATTAACTAAGGCACCAGCTGCAGTAGAGGAGCCTGTACCACCATCGAGTACAGCTAGATCAGTGATACCAGAGATTGTGCCCCCAGTAATGGTAGCTGTATTAATAGTTGGGCCAGTTAAGGTCTTATTAGTTAAGGTGGCTGTATTAGCTCTCTCAGCAAAGACATGGGCTGTGGTGGCCAACTGAGTTGTATTAGTTGCAGCAACTGCTGTAGGGGCTGTAGGAGTGCCAGTGAGCGCTGGGCTAGCTGAGAACACCACAGAACCAGTACCAGTCTCATCAGTGAGGGCAGTAGCTAGTTGAGCTGAGGTAGCAGTTAGAGTATTACTAGTTAGATTAATAGTCTTATTAGTTAAGGCTTGAGTATTAGAAGCTGTAGTGATAGCTACCCCACCAACTGTACCTGTATCAGCTACAAGAGAGTCAATGTTAGCTACGCCATCAATGTATAGGTCCTTGAACTCCAAGAGAGCAGAGCCTAGATCAATTAGGTCATCAGTCTTAGGTACAACAGCCGAAGTAGTTGCACTAATCTGTTGGGAAGGACCTAGGGCTTCAATAGGTGCACCTTCACCTACTGTGCCATCATGGGTATGACCTGAAGCCGAGTTAAAGGCAGCTTCAAGTTGGTCAAACTCATTGTCTAGGTCAGCAGCATCAATGACGTTACCATCAGCAATGTTGTTGGAAGTATCTTGCCTTGAGTAGGGGGTACCCATATTGCTTCAGTATCCTATTATTGTATCTTAGTTTCTGTCGTGTGATCTGTATTCAAAGATTGCTGTGTCTAAGGTGAATGAGGGATTAATACTTATATCCTCGATCCTAAATGCGAATGTCTGACCTGAACCAATAACTGGTGTGTCATAGACCTTATCTAGTTGGGAACCATAAGTGGCTGTACCATAGAGAGAGTTAACACCACCATAGACAAATACACCTGTACTAGAGCTAGCTAGATTAATAGTTGCAGGTTGAACTGTACTATTATAGTTCTTAACTTTGAACAGATCGAACTTAAGGTTAAAGTCTACACTGAAAGTCCCATTAAGGTCTACATAGAGAGTAGCTTTATAAAGGGTCTTCCTAAGCTTTGGGTCATCAATTGGCATAAAAGGAGATTCATAGACTGCTCTAATCGTCTCTCCATCCCTACTTGAACCATCCTCTAACTTATAGACATAACCTGTACCATTAGCGAAGAGTGTAAGCTCTTGTCCGGGGATATAACGACCATCAGAGCAATAAACTTTAAAACCTTCTAATGTACCCCACTCGATCCTAGAGGCACCTTGGTCAGAGAACTTAGTTGCTACTAGTCCTTTAGATACTTGGTCAGCCACTGACTCAATATGACCAAAGACTCTGTACTGGGCCTTCTCTCTTAATACAATACTAGAGAAGTTATCTGTACTCTTAATGAAGTCTAAGGCATCTTTAGAGATAGGAGCTGAGGCAATCTCTAGGCCAAAGTCACCAATACGATCAGTAGCACTAAGGAGGCGTAGACCATCAGCTGCCATATATATTACATCCCCACCTACCTCTTGGATAGTGTCAGGGAAGAGGCAACCAATACCATCAGAGATAGGTTGAAGCTGGAAGTCAGCAATACTTGAGCCAGTAAGTCTTTGGACTGTATTACGACTAAAGATAATTAGTTGGTCTCTAAATACAATGAGACCAGTAATAGTATGACCTACGTTAATAATACCTCCACCATTAGCTGGTGTGAAGTCTGTCTCGTCATATGGTGCACTGAATACTAAGTTAGAGCCATTACCTAAGAAGATAGTGTTCTTATATATTTCAATGTGCTCAGCACCAGTAGCATCAGCTGTAAGTGTTGGGAAGGTTAGGGTATCAGTTGTGTCTTCAAAGACTGCAGGAGAGTTAACTCCATCAACTAACATAACCTTATGAACTGTACCAAAGTTAAAGTCTACACCACGAACCTTACCACCAAGGGATGCAGCAGCACCTAAGGAGGACCATGCGCCAGCCACGTTGATATAGTACTCAGAGAAGTTAGAACCATTCTTACGAATAGCTAGGGCCTTCTCTTGGTTGACTACTCGTACCCCAAGGACAGAACCTGAACCGGGAACGACATCATCAATGTAACGGGAGTAACCTAGTACCTTCTTATAACCACCTTCTTTAGAGGGTTCAAAGTTCTGGAGAGTTGTAGCTGATCCAACTGCATTAATACCCTGCTGCAGAGGGCTGAGGTTAGAAATCAAACCCCCCTTAAATTCAACTGGAAATGTCTGCCATTGAGTTGCCATCTATTTCTATTAAACCCTAGCTGCTGTCTGATATTGGTTCTTGGTAATCATTGTGGACCTAAGGTACTCATATCTGTTGATATAGATACTTCTCATATTCTTAATCCCAACCTCAAACTTTTGAAGGCTTAGCTGAGAACTCTCATTGTCACCCCTAAAAGCGTGTGCATGAACCATAGCACCATCAACTAATATATAACGAAACTCTTCAGGTACACTTGGTACATCGGAGAAGAGGTTTAAGTCAGGAGAGTTTCTATAATACTCATAGACAATACTATAATCTTTATCGGGTGGGGGGACGACACCATACTCCAAAGAAGGGGTTCTAAATACGTATCTAGGTACCGATCTAATCCCCTCTGAAGTATTGTACTCATAATCTAAATGTTTGTCAAGATACTCTTCATAAGATAAAAGCTTTAATCTTACAGTAGAGTTACCTAAGGTGTCATCTCTAGGGATTCTAAAAGAGTCCATATCTAAAGACTTTACATCTCTAGGAATAAAATACCTTACATCCCCTTCAATAAGGCTTTCTTCTTGAGTGACATGGTTAAAGGGCCACTCAAAACTCTGATGATTAATCTCACGTAAAGCATTATTAATAGAGTCTTTAGTTGAGGAGTAAAAACCAGTAGAAGAGGCGAAGTTAACTGAGGTCAACTCAACTTCATTCAGTTTACGATTAACATCATTAACTAGCCCAAGGAAGTTATAAGTAGACACTAGTTGTACTCCCTAATACGAATTTTTACTGCTCTCTCTTTTACTCTACCCGCCGAGGTCGTAACAGAACAATAGAGTTTGTACTCTTTATTATCAGTGCCACTATTGAGGTAGATTGTTGCTACAGTACTGGTATTAGTCTGTGACAAGTTCTTTAAACCCGAGATAGTGTTTCCTGTACCAAACGATACTTTGTCACCCTCTGTATTAACGATAGACCAAGAGACAGACTGTATAGTTTCACTACTCTCTAAAGCCCTCGACCAATCAAGAGAGTAGTCTAAGGTCTCATCTTTATCTTTAGGTGCCCATTTAAGACTCATTTTAACTCACTCTCAAGGTTTTATTACTCTCAGTAGGCACATAAGTTACTCTTATTGGTGAGGCATTAATGTAAGCTACTCGACTTATCTCAGGGTTAGTTCGTGCAACCCTCTCAAGATTAAAGTTATTGGGGTTGTAGACTGTTATAAGTATTGGGATGGTAGGTAGTAGTGGGGCCCCAGAGAGAATAACCTCTCCAATTATGTTGACAGATTCAGAGAATTGACCTGAGCTGACACTAACTGCTGCTGTAGTTATCCCTTGGGCCAGTAAGTTCTGTAGCTGACTAAGATTAGAGTTGCCAACTACAGGATTGCCAGAGGTAATATCTACTAAAGAGATACCTTGAAATAGATAAAGGGTAGCAACACTTACGCTAGGGGCTTGAGTAGTTATTGGGGTTAAGTTTAGAGGATAAACAACATCTGCTGTAGGGAGCCCAACAACTGGATTTCCAGTAACAATAGCCCCAAGATTTAATAGGTGGGCTTGTAGTAGTGTTGTGTTGCCAACAAGTGGTTGGTTCAGTGTGAGGGGTACAAGACTCAGTGCAGAGTTCTGTAGTAGGCTAGGCGCACCGACAAAGGATGCTCCGGTAGTAATAGCCTCAAGGTTTAAATTTATTAACTGTAAAAGAGTGGTATTATCTATAACCGGATTGCCAGAAGTAATACTAGTTAAACCATAAACTAGACTAGCAACAACCCCATCATCACCTAACGGAGCGGAGGCGAGAGGGGAAAATCCTAACATGGCTTACTCCGGTTTAGTGGGCCAGATGACCGAGTAGGGGAAGCCTTCTTGGGCAGTCACGTCGCGCAACTGTTGCCTGTATTCACGCCAATACGGCTCTATCGTGACATCGCTCAGGGCCATCCAGTCGGTCTGTTGCAGCAGGTAGTCACGGTGGTTGCGGATGTTGCGCCCCGCGTCCTCGACGGGCAGGTTGCTTACTTCCCATCCTTGGGTCCACGCGCCATTGACCTGCGTAATATCAAGCCGCTGAACAGTCTGCGTTAGGTGGTCATACTCAGGGCGATCTTGCATGGTATAGGGGTAGACACCCCAGTCTGCCAGAAGCGCATCACTTGGCACTTTAGGGAAAGATGTATTTGGATTATCACGGCGTAGTTGCCCGATTGAGTATGTCTCAGGCTGGCCGTTTGTGATCTTCAGGTGCATTTAAGCCTCCTTTATGCGGTGAGGTCGTATTCTTGAATAGCAATAGCCGATAATCCTGTAACGTACATCTTTGTACCGTCAGGTTTGAAGAATATACCCCTTGGGTTATTTTCTTGCGCAGCAACACTAAAGTTTTGCAAATACACCGCAGTTGATATATCCCAAGCCGTACTTAGGTCATATTCGTTTACGTCATCTCCTTGAAAACCTAAAACGAACATTTTTGTACCATCGGGCTTAAAGGATACATCGTAAGGCGTTAGGTCTTCCGTAGAAACGTTTTTGCTCTGTAAGAATACAGAAGTGGTAACATCCCAAGCGGTGCCTAGATCGTACTCATTCACATTAGAGCTGCTACCCGTAATGTACATCTTTGTACCGTCAGGTTTGAAGAAGACGCCGAACGGTTGCGCTGATTGCGCAGCAACACTAAAGTTTTGCAAATACACCGCAGTTGATATATCCCAAGCCGTACTTAGGTCATATTCAGTGACTCTGGTACCCGAAGCGGTTAAAAAATACACCTTTGTGCCATCAGGTGTAAAAGAGATACCGCTTGTAGACGTAAACGATTGAGTAGAAACGTTTTTGCTCTGTAAGAATACAGAAGTGGTAACATCCCAAGGCGTCCCCAAGTCGTATTCATAAACAAGACCAGCTCCCAAAATGTACATCTTTGTACCGTCAGGTTTGAAGAAGACGCCGAACGGTTGCGTTGATTGCGCAGCAACACTAAAGTTTTGCAAATACACCGCAGTGGATATATTCCAGCCTTCCACTACACCACCAGCCCCGCCAGCACCTATTACCTTAGACCACAACATTACGAACCATCCCCCACAAGTGCGCCGTAGAGCGTTGTGGATACCTTCCATAGTGCAATGACCGTTGGGGCATCAGTGGCAAGCGTAGGGGCTGCACCAGCGTTGTTGACCCATGTCGTTGTGGGCCATGTGATTGTGTAGGCAGTACCATCGTCAATGATGAGCGTGATAGCTTCACCAGCGGCAATGTTGTCCGTGAGTGACGTGATTGAGCCTGTCAAAGTAATCGTCTGGATGGAGCCATTGGCAGGTTCCAATTCCGTAGTCACAGCGCCAGTGGTTGCAGTCCAAGCGTAGACTTCTTCGACAATCGTTCCTTCAAGGATTGGCGCTACCAAGGTCTTGTTGGTCAGTGTAAACACACCATCGGCTGTAACCTCGCCGGGTTCACCTTGTGGACCCTGCGGACCAGTCTCGCCTTGGATACCTTGAATACCTTGGATACCCTGTTCACCTTGCGGTCCAGTTGGTCCAGTTTCACCCTGAATACCTTGGATACCCTGAATACCCTGCGGTCCTTGGATACCACCGTACCCCAAAGATGTCCAAGCGGTCGTCCCATCTCCAACCTTAAACTGGTCGGTGTCAGTCTCTAGGCCAAACTCGCCGGATGCAAGAATAGGATTGGAACTTGTCCAGTTAGCAGCCGTATCGCGGCGAAGTTGAATTTGGTCAGCCATTATGCCGATCCTCCGTCAAGAGATTGGGATGCAAGGTAGATCGTAGCAGCAGAGCCACCGTCGATGTTGTTTGACCCACCGCCACCTACAGGCGCACCCCCAATAGTTAATGGGCTACCAGTCGTAGATATGTCATTCGTCTGGTGATTGATGGTGACTGCCATTATACCACGATACTCCCTGCCATATCTTCCTGCGTCATCACCCAAGCGTAGCACTTGTCGAGGAAGTTATCCCCAACCGAGGCGTCTACGTCAGCCAAGTCAGCGTGGTAACGACGGAAATCTACTTCCCGTGTGTCGTCATCAGGTGTGCCAGTGGCGTATCCTGCAACATCAATCATCACGGTGAACTTGGGGCCACCCTCACGCATACGAGAGATAGCTGCGGTAGCGATGCGGAAGTATGCACCAGCGAATGGTGTGCCGTACTGGGAAGTCTCAAGGTTCAGTTCAATAGCCATTAGTATGTCACCTCCGAGGTGTTGATTGTGGCTACCCAACGAATGTTAGTAGCTGCTGCCCCAGTGATTTCGATCTTGAGGCCACCGTTTGTAGTGTCTGCGCTGAGAGCCATGCCCCAAGCAGGAGTGTTGTCCAAGACAGTCGTGGCGCTGTTGACCAGCACAGTCGTGCCTGCGGAACCCTCCCTACGGATCAACCCTTCGATCTTCCATGCTGCACACGCAGTGCCTGTAGAGGCTTGCTGACGGGCTACGATGGTGCCGTGGAAGGCGTAGGCGCTGTTGTTGGGGAGGATGACTTGGTTGGTGGTGGAAGCTGCACCTTTGTTTGACGTAAGAACTTTGGGTGTAGCATCCGTTGTCGCTGCGACGACGACCATCATGCCTGTTTGCATATCCGCGAAATTACTAAAAAACCCGCTTGCCTTTGCAAATTTACCGTAGATTGATTGTGTGCTTGCTCCGGTACCAAGTGCTTGGGAGTAAGCACCAGATGCAAAACAAGTTTGCCCAGCAGCAAAAGCCCCTTCCCCAGAGACGGTAAGACTTTGACCTATTGCACCAGCGCCGTTGGGGCCACTGACATTGTTTAACCTGCCCATGCTGACGGAGTAGTTTCCAGCGCCTTTAGCCCTATCCCCAATAGCCACCGAGTTAGCCCCAGTAGCGCCGTAGGAACTTGTGTTGTTGGCGATAGCTGCTGCGAAGGAGTCGGTGCCAGAGGCGTAGGAGCCACCGAGTGCCATTGCGCCTGCGCCTGTGGCTGTTATGGCTGACCCACCATTACCCCTGCCAATAGCTGTTGAGTAATTCGCCCCTGCCCACGCACCAGAACCAGCCGCAAGAGACGAAATTCCCTGCGCATAGGACGAAAGACCTATGGATGTTGAAGAGTTCCCAGACGCCGTAGAACCACCCCCAATCGCCACAGCATTTGTGCCAGTAGCCGAAGGCGCAGTGGGAGTTGCGGGGTTCTCAGCATACAACTCAAGAGCAGTGCCACCCCCGCCAGCGGCAATCCAATCATAGTCCGTCCCCGTCCATGAAAGAACATCACCAGATGCAGCAGTGCCAGTGTTCAGGTGCGTATCGACATCAGTGTTGGTGTAACCCGTGATCGTGCTGAACGTCAGCGTCCCAGCGCCATCGGTGGTCAAGACCTGACCCGTCGAGCCATCCGCAGTGGGCAGAACGAAGTTGTCAGTGAAGTCCACCAACTCTTGCAGGTCAGCCGCAGCAGCCGAGACGAACACCACCGCACTACCGCTTAAGTTCAGCGCAGCATCAGCATTGGAACTCTCAGCAACAGTCCTGCTCAGGGTCGTCCCAGAGGCCGTGTAGGTGCCTGTGCCGATCTCCCAAGCAGTCCCGTCCTCGATGACGTAGCGCACCACATCAGTGTCAACCACGCCAGCATCAGCAAACGTCTGATACCCACTCTCAGCAGCGCCAAGGGTGATTGTACCAGTACCAGTCGTGGCCGTGGTCATCTTAGCTCTGTTGACGAGAGTTACCATTCAGTATAGACCTCTTTAGGCGGGATCAGGGATGCCAATAGCAACGGACGAAAGTGTGAATGTGTTACCCGAGGTAACTGCTTGAGAAGCCGTCAAAGCTCCAGTAGCCAATAGTCGGGAGTTAACAGTATCTACGATAGCGTAGTGGGTAGCTGTACCAGTACCAGTAACGGAACCATCTGTAATAGATGCTACAACAACTTCACGCCCACCACCAGAGCGATCAGCGGGTGCACCAATACTTAAGCTAGTAGAATTACCTAGCGTGCTAGTGCTTGTAGCTGCTGTATATGTAGTAACCTCTACAGAGGTAATATCAACTCGATTAGCTTCAGTATCCAGAACGGTTAACCCGTTATCGAACACTCGGTCATTAAGAAATGCCATAGGTTAACTTCCTTTAGGGAATAAAAAAGGGACTACCCCATTAAGGATAGCCCCAATGTTTCTAGCTTAAGCTAAAGTATCGCGATCAACTTCAGCAGCTTGACGTACGGAGTCATTAACATCGACTACGACAACAAACACTCTACCAGAGATAATACCAGCCGAACCAGAGATGGTTGTAACGACATCAACTGTATCAGCAGCAGATACCAGTCCAGCAGTAGTGCCAACCAAAATAGTGCCCGCAGCAGCTGCATCAAAGTTCAAGTCATTAGCGAAGACAGTCGTTCCATCAGTCACATCCATCGTATAGGTTGTTACATCAGGGACAGCTTCTAGTGCTTCAAAGCCAGCGGCAATGATTAAGCTACCAGCGGGGACGGATACACCGACAGTGGTGCCAGAAGCTGCAGGAAGGTCTACATACTTCTCGACAACCATAGCGCGGCTGCGAAGTGTGGGAGATAGTGCCATTTTATCTTATTCCTTAAAGAGATGATGTGGTTTAGGGGACCCTTATGTTAAGAGCCCCCTAGCCTTAACCTAGCTTATGCGAGGTTATATTTAGCGGTTGCGATAGCCTCTGGACGCAGAATTTTACGGCCATAGAGGTGCAGACCACGAACCACATCAGCAAAGCTGTCGGGGTCACGATAGGACTCAGTTTTGTTGATCTGCTCAGCAGTAGCAATAGCCGAGTCATGACCTGCAACGATAACACCATAGTCAGTGTTCTGGTTAGCGACACCAGTAGTTGCAGCACCACCACCAACTTGTGGCAGGTTGTTCGAGATATAGACTCGGAAACCATTCCAGTTGTTGAGGGTCAGACCATTACGGAGACCACCCGAATCACCAAAGTCAGCATTCAGGAAGCGCGAGTCTTCATCCTGCAGGACCTCGAAGAGTACTGGGTCAATAACCAACCAGCGGCCAGCTTTGTCTACGTTCTGTTGGTCAAGCTTACGGCCCATACGGTTGATAAGCATAACTGGGGAAACGTACTCAGTTGGAAGAGCAGTAGCACCGGGGAGACGAGCAGCAACTGGGATCGAGTGGTCCCCAGCAGAAGCAGTCGTGATGTTACCGAAACCACCTTTAATCAGCTTCATCGAGGTCAACAGTTCATCACTACCAGCAGTAGCAATAGCCTTGGTACCATTTACGATGTCGTTGACTGTATCAGCAACTGCACCTTGAGCGGTCTGCTTGTAGCCCGACAGATAGCCAAGAACTTCTTGGTCATACTGGTCAGCAAGCTTATAGGCTGCACGGTTAGTTGCGAGGTCCATGAAGTTGACGTGCGAGTGAGCAGTCTCAATGTCATCAACCTTGAAGGCAAAGGAGTTAGCTTTGTCTACGGTGAGCGAGAAATCCTCGTCATCCAAGTCTTGGGCTGTAATCTGAGCACCACGAGCATAGGGCGTTACGTTAACTTCTGGCTCTTTGATGATCTTCACGGTGTCGCCTTGACCCGAGATTTCACCGAAGTAATCGGAGTTAGTAATGTCACCACAGATAGTGGATTTGCGGAAGGCCAACTGGACTTTCTTCGAGTAGATTACCGAAGAGAAATTTCCATTTGGTAACGAGCCATAGCCCGGTGCGGAAGCGAATGCCATTATAAGATATCCTCCATTGGATGTTTTTTGGCTGTATTAAGAGCGCTAAAAGAAACATTCCTTAATAAGAGGCTGAACAGTTTAGGGTGCTAATTACTTACTTTATGTGCGCCATAAGGTAAGAGGTAAGGGCCTATACTTTATCAGGTAGGTCTTAGGTTTGTTTTAATAAGCTGCGATAGTTTGTTAAAGTGGGGATTAGCTATCTGACATAATTGTTAAGGTAGAAGTAGTAACCTTAAGGTAGTCTCTCATTAGGAGGGCTTAAGGTTACTGTCTCTAGTAGGATATTATGTCATGCTATAGAGGTAGTTATACTGTCTAGGGAAAGGTTGTCAAGTGTTAACGGGCACTTCCGCTAATATCATACACAAACTTTCCTGTACGCATAGCTTCAAGGATCGAACCCTCTTTCTCTGCATACTCTTTATCTGTCATCTTCTGGACTTGAGATTCCTTAATGACCTTACCACCTTCTTCAGAATCAATAGCTGTTTTAGAAGAAGTCTTTACTGCAGATGCTGCACGTTTAGTGTCTCGTGCTTTATCCTTATCTGTGATACCCATATCAACCTTGAAGAGGTCAATGACTCGGACGACAGAACGGGGGTCATCAGAGTTCTCATAGATTGCATCTTGTACCCACTTAGGCTGTTCTTCAGCCCAATCATGGAAAGCATCACCATCCTTGAGTTCATCGAAGTCTGGGTGGACCTTACGAATCTCTTGTTCAGCCTTAGCCTTAGAGGCTTCCTGACGGGCTTCATCAAGCTCCTTAAGTTTAGCTTCAGCTGAAGAGAACTTAGTTTGAGCTTCTCTGGCTGCAAGAGTCTTAACGATAGCTGCAACATCAGGGTGTTTATTAACCCAAGCTTCAATGTCTTCATCTGACTTAGGTGGATTGAGTAGATCAGGGTTCTGGAGTTGAGTTTCTAGGGATTCAAACTTCTCCTTCCACTCTTTCTCCTTCTCACTCATATGACGACGAAGAGAACCATAACGCTTCTTGAAGGATTCCTCTTCCTTAGCCTCATCAGGATCAGTGGCCTTAGCTACCTTAGGCTTAGGTGCCTCACTACCCTCTTCAACCACTTCATCTTCTAGGTCTTCCTGAGGTGCTCCACCAGACTTCATGAGGGCTTCAAGTTCAGCTTCCTCATCCTCGATGCGTTTACGGTTCTTATTATAACCCTTATCAATAAAACCAGAGACCTTAGGTTTTTGAATTTGAAGTTGTGGGTTAGTAGAGTTGTCATCAGTATTAGTGTTAGCCATGTGACTATGTTAGTCCTTATTATATGGGGCCAGCTGTTATTAGCTGAGTAGCCTTATTGTGTTAGTCTATTATATATTAAGTTACTTCTTCTTGGAAGCTCTTTTAGCAACTAAGCCACCAGATTTAAATCCACCACCTCGCCCCATCTTTTCGGAGTAGGACTCAGATTTTGTACCAGAAGACGAGGAGCTAGAGGAGGAAGGGCTTCTGTCTGGTCTTGCCTGTGGTGTCGGAGAGCTTGTAGGGGCGAGGCTAGTGCCTCCACCACCACTGTCCCCACTACGAGAGGGTGCAGATACAGTCCAACCAGCACCACCACTTTGTGTAGGCCCTTGGTAGGTCCCCGGAGCAGTACCTGTCTGTTGTCTGTCACCACTGCTAGAAGAGGTTCTAGCTGTAGGTGTTGTAGCACTAGCAGTTTTAGTTGGTGCACTTAGACCAACAGATTCCATTAGCTGGTTTACTTTATTCTGTGTCATCTTCTCAATATTGGAGAGAGAATCAATACGTTTACCAGAACGGCTTAAGTCTGCATAAGCTTGTTCAGCTTGAGTGTTAAGTGCTTCAGCTACATCATCACGACCTTGAGCCTTAGCTACCTCAGCTGCTGCACGAACTTCAGCAATACTATTAATCTCTTGATAACCACTGACACCCTCTTTACCTACGAAGCTTCCCAGAGGCCCTAGAGCGGACCCTAGGAGTCCAGCACCAAGTTGAGCTGCCTTCTCCCCGAAGCTAGTGTCTAAAGTACTCTTACCCCAGTTAACTGCAGACTCAGGTGTACTTAGGTCAACCTTCTTGGTCCATGATGCAGGACCAGACTTCTTACCATCACCTGTGGCCTCAAAGGGTACATCCTTATCTGTACGGTCATCCCTAGTTAGCTCAGTACTAGCTTCTACTGGTTTAGCTTTATTGAGGTTAGCTCTGTTCTCTGGTGTGTCAGGTACGAACCCAGATGGAATATCTGTGACTGGTTTACCATTAATAAATAGGATAAAACGCCTATTGCCTTGAGGGTCCATGTAGGCTCTGGACTGAGTACCAATCTGACTTGAAGCTGCACCTCCGGGTACAGAAGCTTGGAAGCCACCGTAGCTTACAGGGGATTGGAATACTGGCCCCTCAGTCAAACCACCTTCAGCCATACCGACCACAGGCCCCTCAGATGTACTCATAGCCTCCATAAGTTCGTCATCAGTGAATGGTAGCTCTTCCTCTTCTTCACCCTCTTCATCATCCTCCATAGGCTCACCACCAATACGACCATCTTTATCCATCTGGGCTAGGCCCTTCTTGGCACGATCACGAAGCTTCTCAAAGTAGCTTACACCAAAGAACCTGACTACATCCGCTGGGATAACGTACTCACCATCAGATAGCTTAGCGTCTACGTCATCACGCACTTCCTTGGCCATAGAGCCCGGAGGTACCTCATTGCCAGATACTGGATCAATCTCCATACCATCATCCTCTAGGCCACCTTCGTTATAGAAGGACTTCATTTGTTTATCCACAGATACTGTACCACCTTTAGAGAAGTTTGGTTTAGTCCACTGATCTTCCCTAGGGATATCCTCAGTAGATTCTGGAGAACTCTTAAATCTCTCCGCTAATGACATTTTAGCACGCTCAGCTGCATTCCTAGCTTCTGCCTCACCAGCTTTTCTTTCATAAGCTTTGAAGTATGGGTCATCTAAAGAGCTGGTAGGAGGTTTTAATCCGAATAATGTGTCGGACAAGTTTTTTTTCGGGCCCACTAAAGCTTTCTCTACAAAGTCTTTACCTAAGTACTCCCCTAACTTATCTGTTTTACCTAAATCCTCTGCTAAATCTACGGCTTTTTTGAGCATATAATCAAGTCTACCGACCTGCCATCCAAGGTTAAATTTGGTATTCTTGCCCCAAGGGTCTGCGGTATTACTGAGCGCTTCTATTTCCTCAACAGTCTTGTTGAGAGAATACTTAATCTCCCAGTTTGGGTCAATAGGGTCTAACTGTGAGCGGGGTTTTAGGCTACTTTCAGGGTCAACATCTAAATCCTCTAAAAGGTCCATATAAAATTCAGCAATGTTGCTCTTTGTTTTTATGAGTGTCTCTGGCTTAACTTTACTCTCTAATTCTTTACGATAGGTTTTATAAGCTTCCCTATCCTTTTTACTTATGTCCTTAGCTACCGAAGAAACTTCTCTGGACCCAGTGTTAGTCCCAGTAGAAAAACCTTCCTTTTCCTGTACAATATGCTGCACCTCATGGATAAGAGTTTTCTTAAAGGCCTCTGGGTCTTTAGCAATTTTTGGGGCAATAGCAATAAGATTTTTATTTGGGTCAAAATAACCTAAGACATTCCCACTAGCTAAGTCCTCATCTATGCCGACCCTAACTGCTGAAAATGTTGGGTACTGATAAAATAACTCGTCATGTATAAGGACATCAGCTAGTTCAGAAGTGTTGTCTACAAAGGAACCTTTTGAACTCTTGCTAAAAGACTTTAGATTTCTTGGGACAGGTACCATCCCAGAGTCGTCAATTTCAAACCTTTTAATTTCATCCTTGCCCACAGACTCTGGTAATTTCTGTGTACCACTCCGACTATATCCGGGGTCAGTGGCTTGTTTATAGCCACCAAAGATTCTTAAGGAGTCTTTAGGCACCTCTGTGAGAACAGATGCTGCAGCCATTGTTGGTGCTACCCCAAAGACATCTCCATAAGTTCCTTTACCTCTAACTACATCAGAAGCTGACTCGTAAGCACCTTTAACTGCTGCCTTACCAAAATCAATAGCTTGCTCTTTAGTTGGAAGCTTAGGGTTCTTCATGAATCCTTTAACTACAGGTACAATATCCTCTTCGATCTTAGTCCTTGAGGTACGTTGGTCAGGGTCTAAGGATACAGTATATCTGAGGCCAGAACCTGTCTTGTAGATAGGATTACCTAGTTCATCTTCTCCAACAAACATATCATTTTCAGAAGCCTCTTGGGGCCTCTTAAAGAATGGTACACTAGAGAGCTTAAGGCTCTTCTTAGTTGGTGGTGCATCAGCTCTTGGTGGCCTACTAGCCTTACTGATAAAGGAAGAGTTTACCTTATCTTCAGCCATGTTGCTGGTACCCTTTTGTATTAACGATTTCTTTTAAGGTCTTTAGCTTACGGAGAGCTTTGATATAACCTTGGCTACGATAAACTGATTCAAGAGTCTCAGCGTGTTCTAGGTTCTTCTGTTCTTTAGTAATCCAAGTATCTAGTTCTTCTAAGAAAGGTTCATAGATATCTTTATTATTAGTAAGAGCCTTGATATTCATTAAGCTTGGCCCTCACCTGTATTAGCGCTAAATCCCGGACCTCCCGGAGCTGGTACAGAACCAGTACCTATAGTGCCCCCACCTGCACCTGAGGTATCCTGTGGGTTAGCCCCAGCGGGAACCTGACCACCACCTTGTTGAGGTTGCTGGGGTTGTTGTGGCTGAGGGTTCTCCTGTTGGAACTTCTTAAGGATTTCAGCTTGAATAGCTGCCTGACCCATAGAGTTAGCTACCTTATCTGGATCAAGCTCCATACTCTTAGCAATCTCACGAATGATATAGTCCATCTTAGCGAAAGGTGCCAATGCAGGGTTCTGGACGACACCAAGGAACTGCATAAGTCTTTGGCTACGTACTTCATTAGCCATCAAGGACTCTGTACCCTGAGCTTTAACCTCTAGGTCACCTTTGATTGTGTCATCATAGTCAAACTGCATATTAAAGCGGTAGAAGGCTTTACCAATAGGGCCAAGGAGATAGTCATCTACGTTCTTAACTACAGTTCTGATTGAACCATTAGCTGCTGACATCAACATAGAGATGCCTGAAGCTGTACGACCGACACCAGATACACCAGTCTGACCATGAGCAAAGGATGGGAATCCAGTTGACTCATCAGCTAGTGCTCTAGCCTTATCGAACATCTGCATATTCTCATTAGAGACGTTAGGAAACTTGGTACCAAAGATAGCTTGACCCGGAGCACCACCCTCACGCCTAAAGACCTTACCGGGATATACTGAGAGGTCCTGTCCGGGGACTAGGTTAGACTCATCAACTTCAATCAGGAGGTTCCCAGAGAGTGCAGCGTTATCAATGGCCATACGCATGAAGCCATTCATCAACTGTTGTGTATCACTCATGTTTTCAGCTACACCAATCCCAAAGATCGAGTATGGATTAACTTCATAAGGGACAGCGTAGTATGGGAGATAAGAGGGTTTAAAGGGGTTCATAACTAGACGAAGTACTTGTCCATTACAGACCCAGATATTAACCGATACCTGATCTGCACCTTTAAGCTCTTTAGGGATTTCCACATCATACTTCTTGATTACATCAGTGTCTACGTAACCCCAGAACTCAAGTACATCAAAGCGTTCAGCCTTGGACTCCTGAGCATCATCCTCCATAGCTTGCTCCCACCACTCTTTCAAGTAGCTCTCACCACTAGCTAAGGCAAGATCAATAGCATTACTTCTAAAGAAGGGTCTACGCTTAAGTGCTCTCATCCGGGAACGAGACATCTTATGACGTTCAATAACGTACTCAGCATCTTCTGTAGTTAAGGCATCTGGGTCAGGGTAGAAGTTCCAAATAGATACAGTAGAGGCTTGAGGGACCATCTTGATAGTTGGAGTATAAGTACCATCAGGTGCCCAGTTAGCATACTCTTTATCAATAGCGAATGGGCCCTTCATTACACCAGTGCCAAAGAGAGCCATCTCAAAGGCAGTAGAGCGAAGTTGCTTATTAGCTCCAGACTCTTCTAACTGGTCATGAATCTTCTTCTCCATCTTCTTAGCTGCAATCATGCTAGGAGAGAAAGTAACATCAGTTGGTCCTGTACCGGGACCTTCCTTGAGTTTATCTACTACGGGTGCCAGAGACTCTGTGAGGCCACCTAGACGCTCCTTAAGGTCTTTAAGGGTCTCACCCGGCCTAAGCTTCTTCTCAGCCTCTGTAGGGCCCTTAGAGGGGCTCTGAGGGGGTGCTTGAGGGTTAGTATCAAAGTGTACTGACTCAGCTACACCATCAGGTAGGGTAGTAGGGTCAATGGTAATAGGGAATTTATTATTGCCAAATAGGACTTCAGTGATCTGACCATAGGCAGCTAGAACCTTAGTCTTGGTGACCTTAATGAATACACGAGACTTCTCGGTTTCAGTAAACTGTACATCAGGACCATAGAGACCACGATAGTTACGGTAGGAGTCAATCCAACGTCTCTCCTCGGTTTCCCTAGCAGTAGAAGCCTTAGAGAACCGTTCCTGCACGAAGGAGACGATCTGACCCACAGGCTTATCTACTGTCGCCCCCTTACCTACATCATCAATGGAGGAAGAGTTAAAGTCATCCATTGTGAGGTCACTATCTTCTTGGTTATTAAAGTCTTGTGCCATGTGTTTCTACTAAACTCTTTCTATTATAGTGCTATTATTAATAACCGAAGGTAGTGTCTGAAGCTTGGAACCCAGTACGTAGGTTACTTGGGTGATAGTCCCAACCACTACTACGAGGCCTAGTCATAATCCCGTATCTGAGAGCATCATAAAGGTGATCCTCTGACTTGGTATCTACATCCTCAGGATTATTCTTATCTAGGGGGATAGAGGGTAATTGAGCAATAACATTACTACAGTTACTAAAGAAGACTAGCTGTGGCTCTTCAGTATATTGATCTACTTGAAGCCTTCTGTGCAACTCGTTCTTACCAGCTACACGAGAACCCCTTGATCTATCTGAGGGCCTCCAACGACAACCCTTCTGGATCATCTGGTCAGCTAAGGAAGGACCTCTA